GTTGGAATAAATTTATTACTTATTTTGTTTTTTAAGAACGCTTTTTTCTGTAATGAACTTGAAACTTCTTTAACATAATCAACGAATTCATTCAAAGCTTTTATTTTACCTTCTTCAGGGTTAGTTGCTGACCCTTCTCCAAAAGTAACAGGATAAAACTTACACAAATCTAAGTATTCTTTTATTAACTCTCTTTTAGATAACGGTTCGTCATCGGATAAGTGTCTAAATTTTTCTAAATTTTTCACAAGTTCATCAGAATTAATCCCGTTGAAATTTGTCGCAATGTAATTATAACAAGCTTCCTTTAAGACTGAAGGTGTATGACCTCTTGCCGTAACAATTGAAAAGATAGAACCATTGTTAATAGCCTCAACAAAATCCGCCCAAGCTGGACCTGTTTTAGCTAACATAGCATCAATAATAAAATCTTTATCACCTGTTACAGTAAAATTTCTAAAAGGTAATTCAGCAAAACCTACAATAGTATGCCCTTGATATTCAAAAGGTTCTTTTCCAACCTCTGTTCTATATTCAGCAAAATCTTGTGTTGACATACCAACTTCGTCACCATCCTCATCTTTAAGAATGATTTTTGTTGGCATTGTAACAATATTGTCATCCCAGTCAAAAGCGTAGTACTTCATATCTGGAGTTCCGGATTCATCAATCCCCTCTTTTAATTTGTTTTTAAGTCTCATACTTATAAATATATCGTAAATAAAAAAACCCTCCGATTAAAGAGGGTTTTTATTAATAATTTATTTCAAATTTTAATGAACCACAGTCCCAAATTCTATCATAACCTTTTTCAACCATAATAGACCATTCAGTTTTTTCATTAGAAAACCCTTCTTTAACTAACAAATCTTTTCTAAAATTAAATCTATGAAATCTATGTAAATAACAATTATTTTTAATATACCAATAATTTGGTGGTGTTTGATGTAAATAAGTAAACCCATTTTTATAATACACGGTATTCTCGGGGTTTAGACCTGACCAACGAATATCAGCATAAGTTTCTATTTTTTTAGGGTTAAATGTTTTAACAAAAAAATTCAACAATTTAGAAAATCCGCCAACAACTGTGGTATTTCTTTTGTTGCAAAATCTTATCAATTCATATTCATCAATAGTGTTATTTTTATTACCTAAAACTTTTCTTTTTTTACTGAATGTCATTAAAGACACTAATTCATCATTATAAAATAATCCAAATCTATGTTTATCAATACAATTACCTTGTAAATGATTTTCATTTAAGAATAATGTTGAGTCTTTTTTATTAACTTCTTTTATCTTACATTTTCTACCAAATATTGACTTGTTAATGTTTAATAAACTAGATAACCTTGAAAATACAATATCAGTTTTTAATATTATCTCATCCTCAAAAAATTGTAATAATTTAACATTCTTTTCATTAGATAAAATCATCTTATCTAAATGATAATGTTTATCTTTTTCTCCAGCATTTTCAGAATGAAAATAATTACCATTAATTTCTATACCCAAATTAAACTCGGGTAAATATAAATCAATTTCTTTACCGTCTAAAATTTTTCTATTATTATCAACGTGTTTAATATTGTTATCATTTAGAAAATTTCTAACAATTTCTTCCAATTTAGAATTTTTAATAATAGGATAACATTTTCTACATATTGGTATTTTTCCAGAACCTAATAGGGTACTTGAGAATATATTTTCACAAATATTACATTGAAAGTTATAGGACATAGAAGTGTTTCCACTTTTATTAACTGAGTATTCATCAAGTAATGTTAAATTACCATCACCTAATCGTGGTATTAACTGGGTTAAATGTTTTTCTTTAACAGTATTTTTTAACTTATTAACCATATTATGGTCGTGCATTGGATGTTCAACACCATATTTTTCAATAAAAATTTTTTTATAATTTGACTTAAAGTCTTTCGTATCAAAAAAAGTTTCAACACCATACCTATTCAATAAACTTTCTTTTGACTTTAATATTCTATTTTTTTTATTTTCATCTTTTTTGGACCAAATTAACCGACATTCATCAGAACATATGGTTTTATTATGTTTTTTTCGTTCAATAAACTCACTACCACATTGTAAACAAGTTCTTTTTTCTCTAACAGATTCGTCTTTTGGTTTTCCTAATAAATTATTTTTTTTAGCATAACCAAAATAACAACTTCTATTACAAAATTTTTTATCCCTGTGTTTATAATCGGTAGTAAATAAATTATTACAATATTGACAAGTTAATTCTATTTTCATTGGTATAATATTAATGTTAATTACGAGAACCTCTCTACATATAAATATACAAAAATAAATAAAAAAACAAAACCCTCTAAAAAAATTAGAGGGTTTTTATAAAAAAATCTATTAAGTATATTAAATATTCTCAAAAGAAGCTCCGGTAGGAGTAATGTAGAAGGTAATATCAATAAATTCTAACGATTTTGTAGGTTTTATGTATATTTTACCCGTCATTTGATTTCTATCTAAATCAGCAGCGTCAGAAGAAACTGTTACTCGGAAATCGTAAAGACCTCGGTCTCTTCTAATTCCATCCAAGATAGGATTAACAGCGTTTAAGAAATCTTGTCTTACTTTATCATCATTTTGTTCAAACAATAATCTTACAGATACAGCAGAAATTAATTTACGTGCTTGTAACAATAATCGTCTAACGTTGATTCTATCTAAAGCAGATTGTTTAACTTGCAATGTTTTGTTACCCCAGATTACAGTTCCAACATCAGAGAATGTTGCGATTGGGTTAATTCTACCATTATAAAGCGTATCTCTATCTTCTTGAGTAAGTTTCTTTCTTGCTTTAACAGCATTAACAATACCTCTAGTATAACCAGCAGCTGCAAACCAAGGGAATGCGATGTTATCAGTTAAAGCTAAGTTTCTTGTAACTTCCGCTGTTGGTGGTAAATAAATTTGTGTATTATTTACACTATCTCTAGTTAACACCCAAGGGTAGTAAGTTGCAGAGTAGTTAGAGTCAAGACCTATTTGGTCTAAGTTATCTACAGCTTCTTGAGGATAAATTAAGTCAGTTGTTTCACCTACTGAAGGAACAAACATGTTGTAATCAGGAGTTGTTGTGATATACAATGAATCCGCTCTGTTGAACTCAATCATTTCAATAGCGTCTTCAACCAAGTTAGAGTTATTAACATAATCAATACCTGGTGTTACAAATACGTTAATGTTAACTGCTTCAGGGTTAGAGAAAGTACTTTGACCTAATAAATAAGCGTAGTAATCTGTATTAGCCCAATCTTGACTATTATCACCTATCGTGATTTGTTTAAACGCACCCCAACCTGTAGCTGAAGGATATTTAGTGCTAACACAAGCACCTTTTAAATAACCTGTTTTACCTATTGAAAATCTATCAGAATTTGTTCTTGATTCTCTATAGATATCCCATCCGTCAAATCCACCTTGAACTAGCAATGAGAATTTACGAGCAAACAATCTGTAGTATGGATTACTTTCATTATCCGGGTCAGCAGTAAATTCTGCAGAACCAACGAAGAAAGCTGAAGTACCACTAGTTGAGAATGTATTAGGAATTGTAATTCCACTTGCATTTTTATCCATGTGGAAACCTTTTGTTCTAAAAGCCCAATCATCACCTGTCGTATCATTACATACGTTCAACGGAAGTTGTTTACCTTTATAAGTAAAGAAACTAAAGTCAATACCAATAGTATCTGAAATACCTAAATAAGTTCTACGAACATTATCACCACCACTTGTTGTTGCGTTATCACTTCCAGATGAAATACCAAATGGTGGATTATAAACAACTTCACCAGGGAAATCATATTTGTTTTTAATAATTGGGAACGGAGAACGAGCACCAGCGTATTCTCTATAGTTATAACCTAAGAAACCACAAGGAAGAGCGTCAACTGGAGCATCTTCGTTAATTTCAATCATAACGTATTTAGAGTTTAATTCATACTCACCATCTAATGTACCAATTTTTTTAGCAACAAATGAATTGTCGTTAGGGTTCATAGAACAATTAGTGAATTTCTCAATAACAACAGGGTTATTATCTGTATCGTAGAAATCTCTTACAAGAACATCAAAAGTTCCATTGTTGAATGAAATATTAGCAATAGAAATTTTAACTTCAGTATTTGCAGCATCACCATCAGCAATTGTTGTAAATTTGAACAAGTTATAAACTTTATTACCTCTTAATTCAGAAACTAACCAAGGAGATGTTGGTGATTGATATTTTTCTAAATACCAAGCGATTGATGTTGCATCAACACCTTGTTTAGCATCAGGTAAAGAAGTTAATTGACTATTAATACCTCTAATATAACCTTTTCTATAAGCGTAAGTTAATAATGTTTGGAAATCTTCCTCAACGAATACCGGAACAGTAGTTCTAGGTTTTGAGAAGTTAGACATTCCAAATACTTTACCTAAATATTTTGGGTCAGAATTACTGAAAGATGTTTCAAAGAAGAAAATCTCACCATCTTTATTTGTTAAATTAATACCGAAAGTATTATATGGGTTTTTAGTCACTCCTGAATATGTAGCACCTGTAACATTCAATGATACATCATTTAAATCACTAACTTCATATACCGGTCCATTATCTGTTGAATATGTCGCAATACCTCTTGAACGTAATGTAGCTAACACTAAATTATCGTAATCTGAATAAGATGTTCCTTCAAAAGTATAAACATATCCTGTAACAGTTCCAGAATAACAAGTTTGAATAGTTCCAGTATTATTATTACCTGAATTACTTGGTGTTGCCGGAGCACAAGGATTTTGTAATGTAACACATACTGTCCAGTTAGCTGTAACACTAGAATCTTGTGAAACTAAAACATAAGTTAAACAACCACCCGTAAAATTATTAGCAGTCACACCACTTGTTTGAGAAACTCCACCAACTTTCACATTACTAGTACAAGCACTAAATCCAGCTGTTAATGCTGAGAATGAAGTACCTGAGAAACCTGAATAAGGTAATACAACATCAATTGTATTTGTATTATAATTAATACTTCCTGATGTACCACTAATACTATAGCTGTAGAATGAAGCACAGTTACTTGATTGAGATGTTTGAGTGAAATTAGTAATTGTAGAATAGAATGAACTACCACTATAAACTGAATTACCAACATTATCAAATAATGAGTAATACCAAGCGTCATTTTGAGGTGCAGAATAATTAATTAAATCAGCATTTACATTATTAACTCCAAAAACGTTTGTTTGAGCAGTATATCCTGATAATGCTGTATAATCATCACCAACGATAGCTCCGAAATAATAAACAGATGTTGCAGATTTACTTGGAGTACTGATAATATCAAAAATTTGACTTTTCAAATCATTACTGATAACTGAAGTACTTCCGTTGAACAATTCGTAAGATGTGTTGATTTTGTTTGCGATAGCAGCTGGGAAACTTGTTGTGAAGCCAATACTATCAATATTTCCAGTACAACCTGTAAAGTTAACAGACATTAATGTTTTAGTGTAACCTGTACATATGATTTCACAATCAACGGTAGTTGAACCTGAACACTTGAAATCAATTGTTGTTGGGTCTACGTTCGCCACAGATGTTATTGTCCAAGATGGACCCGCATCGTACCCTGATAAACCTAATACTCTAGTTACGAATAACTGATTTGATTGTTGCAAATAAGATTTTGCAATATAACTCGCCTCGTATTTAGGGATTTGGGTATTTATAAATTTCTCTGGAGATGTTCCCCCAAAAAATGTTGAAAATTCATCAAAGTTTCGTATAAAGATTGGTTCAAATGCTGGACCCTTAAGAGTTTCCCCCACGATACCTAGCGTAGTTACACCCACACTCTGAGCCACGAAACTTAAATCAACTTCAGATGTGTATACTCCAGGAGATACAAATACTTTACTGTTTGTTGCCATTAGTTTTTTAGTTAAATAATTTATTGTTTATATATAAATATTACAAAAAAAACCAAAACACTTTATTAACTATAAAGAATTTATAATTTAGGATACTTTTTTCTACCTTTTTTCTACTTATCGGTTAATAATATCAATAAACGACCTATTTACGCAAATGAAGTATTTATATACTATGGAAGAGAACAATAAAAAAATAAAAAACTTAAAGATATCGGAAGATGCTCACAACATATTAAAACTATATTGTGAAAAGAGAGGTATTAAAATTTATAAGTTTTTAGAAAATTTAATTATTGAGACTTGTAAAGATAAAAAAGATATCTATGGTGAGAATTAAATTAACTCATTGTTTAATTTAATTGACGCTGTTGTAAGATTATCTTGTTTTGTTATATCAATTCTTAAAACATCATTTGTATTAATTAATATTTCCGATAAATCCGACCCGTAAAAATCACCGTTAATATAAACATCAAAAGTATCAACATTTGATGTATCACCTAAATTTATATTTACAGTGTAATCAAATACTTGGGTAACGGATAAAACATCTATTGGATATTCTAAAGTTAATGATACCCCTGAAGGATTAGTATCAACTTTAACCCTCCTTTTTCTTGGTTCTTTCTCAAATTCAACAACCTGTAATACTCTCGTTATCGCCGGTGATACCTCAAATTCATCCTCATTAATAAGAAACCCTAATACCGTAAATTCATAACTTTGAATATAATATTTTCTCTTCTCAATCTCCGTAACTGATTCGTCAGAAATATTACCCATAATAACCGGAATATAATGTCCCTTGATTACTGTATAAGCCTGTCTTGAAGCAAACATCCCTAAAATGTTTTTGTTAAACTCATTTAACTCCCTCATTCTATTACATACAATCTTTACAGTATATGAAATATCAACAGGAATTGGTTGTGGAATTTTATAAATATCCATACCTTGTCGTTGTCCATCCCAAGTCGGTACTTGAGCATAGAAATATTGTTTCCTATTTGGTATATTGTAAATTATAGCCGGATTAGACCCATACTTAACCTCAGGTATTCTAACCACAGTTATAAATGGGGGTTCAACATTTTTATCTATATTTTGGAAATTCCAAGTCTCCGTAAATTGAGCCCAGTTTTGAGTAGTCATTAAAATATCAATCATAGGTATGGTTTTCCCATCTACGACTGTTTTCAAATCATTTTTTACAAATGATAAAAAACCCCCATCTAAATCGGCATGTAGTATTGATTTAGGTAAATAAGTTCCGTGTTCATTTATCTTATCAACTAATTCTTGTCGTCTAGGATATAGAGTTTTAGTATAAGTTAAAGGAATATGTTTTTTATTTTTTTTAGGTAATGGCATTTTATCGTTTTGTTATAAATATTTTGTTTCTTGAATTTATCATCTCAACCTCACCGGAATTGTATATTGGTTCTTCGGTGTCTTTCATAACATAAGAGTTATACTTATATGGGTTATAGGTTACAATATTGCTATTTGGTTCACTTGGTAAACTCTCACAAGGATATTTACAATAATCCATTAATGTTCCAATTACAAATGAGTGAACATTTTTACTTTTCTCTTTAATAACTTTTTCTCTACCACCCTGTCTAACTCTAAATTCAACATCACTTAATTTTACATAATCAGCGTGACTAATAACTAAACCTTTGTAGGTTATTGAGAACGTGTGTTTATGTAGGTTATAATATACCATAACTTTTTTACCAATATAATTAGTTTCTTCATTATCGTGACCACATTTATGACAAATATAAGGGTCGTTCCCACCATCTAATAACTTCCAAGTCCAACCACAATTGTCACATATAACATCTGTTTTGGTTATCTTCTCAAGTAGTCTTTTTTGTCTTTCTGTTATTATTATTTTCATATTTTTATATTTTTACACATCTCGTGTAACAGAAGTTACCGGTAAATCAAATTTTTCCTCAAACCATTTTTTCATTGGTTCTTTCCAATATTCACTAAACATTTCAGTAAGTTCATCATATTCAGTAACTACTAACTTTGGTGCTTCAGCTCTTCCTGAAGGGTCATCCCAATAATCTTTATCGTAATATGTAAAAATCACATTACTATTGTCACCATCAAGCCAACCATTAAAATAAAGTCTTATATTTTCATTGATTGGGTCATCATATTCATCATTCACATAATCATACGATTCGTCATATACCCATTCTAAATCATCTTCCGAATTGTAGGTATTTTCCAAATACTTTGTAATGGAATTAAATAACTTATTCTCTGTAATAATTATTTTCATATTTTTATATTTTAGTTAGTAAGATGTTATACTTTTAATAGGTAAATTAAATTTATCCTCAAACCACTTTTTCATAGGTTCAACCCAATGTTGTGCAAACATATCATTAAGGTCGTAATATTTTGTAACCATTAACATTGGAGCTTGACTTCTATTATGAGAATTAGCTGGACTATCATCAAAGTAATCTTTAGCGTAATAAGCAAAAACTATATCACTATAGTCTTCACCTTCCCAATCACCTCTATAAAAAATTATAAGATTTTCATCCTCGTTACCATATTCGTCACTTAAATCTTCAGCATACGTCCAATGTAATTCGTCCTCCTCAATGAATGTTTTTTCCAAATAACCGTAAATGGAGTTAAATAATTTGTTTTCCGTTATTATAATTTTCATAACCTTATTTTAAAAGTTTCTTTTATAAGCGTTATACATAAACTCAGCTAATTTTTCAGGGTTATCTAATTTTCTATCTTTGATAACACTTTTAATTTGATTAAGTGTCATAGCAAACATATTTGGACTCATCTTTTTATGAGGTCCTTTCATATGAACTTCATTAGAATCAACAATACCTAATTTAACATATTCTCTCACTTTTCTTTCCCCAAATTCGTCAGCAACTATTTCTGTTTTATGTATAAAATTTAGAGCGTCATTAAGTGACATTTCACCAAGATAAACTTCCAACATTTTTTCAGCACCATATTTTTTAAATTGATACATATGACCTATCTCGTGAAATAAAATAAAAATTAAAAAAGATAAATTACTATTAAGTATTTTTTTATCAAGCATTAATCTATTATGTAAAGCTAACCCTAAAGGTCCATTTAAGTTAGTTAATTCAATATTAGGACAACCGGAGTTTTCAATATCTTTTTTTATTTTCTCTAAAAAAGGTTCTAAACTTGGATATTTTCCCACAATTATTTCTAAAAAATTATCAATACCCTCAATTTCTTCTTTTATTAGTTTTCTCATAACCCTCTAAATTCATTATCTGTAACTGGTGATGCCATAATTGTTTTATAAAATGGTTTATATCCAGCATAAGTATGTTTATTGTCTGATGTTATACGTCCGTCATTATTAACAACATAATATCTAATTCTATCTTCAGTCTCGTAATACCCTATATAATCACCATAATTGATGTCAATTTCTAGTTCCTCTAAATGTCTTTGATAAACAGAAACTCGTAAATTACCCGGTTCAAATTGTTCTATCTTTGAGTTACCCAAATATTTGTTTTCCGGTGCCATTACCTGAACCAACCCCTTGAATTCAACAGGTGGAAGAAATGTTATCGCGTCAGACACCGCTTCCCCATAAACATCATCCTTCTTCGTCTTTTGTCTATCAACACGATATAAAACTAATGTAAAGTTCATATCTCCATACAAGTATTCCTCACCAAATGAAAGCTCCAAATTATAGTCTTCCTCACCAAAAAATTTGCCGATTCTAGAAATAGGCATTTTATTGTTTGACATAATTAATTTTTTATTTATAAATATCCATTTATTACTTATTTTTTAATTAAAATTATAACTTTGGAAAATACAAATACTCCATTATTAGAACAACGAGCGTTGGAAATACTTGAAACCTATTCGGGAGCAAATAACCATATTCTTAAAATGAAAACCCAAAAGGAAAACAATAAAAAATTCTTTCCAACTCGTTCTCAATCAGAATATATAATTAATTATCACGAAGTAACCCCTAAAGTTGCTAAAAAATGGGTTGACTTAGACCCTTACTTTGGTAAAAAATTAGCCGACGAAAAATTACTGGTTAAAATACCCGAACAAGTTTGGGTTGAGAAATTACTTGTTGAGAAAGATAAGGCTTATCATATTTGGGGTAAAATATTGTCAGGTGAAACCATTCACGATTTTTGGTTGCCGAAGGGTGCGTTATTAAAAACACATACAACCGAAGAAATTAAAATAGACTATGAAAAATATTCTCATAGACCTCCACTTGACCATCAGAAACTAGCAATTGAGAAATTATCGGGAACTAAAAGGTTTATTTTAGCTGACGATATGGGTGTAGGAAAAACGACCTCAGCGGTTATCGCGGCTTTAGAGGTTAATGTAAAGAAAATATTAATTATTTGTCCAGCATCATTAAAAATAAACTGGCAACGAGAAATTGAGAATTATTCAGATAGAAGTGTATATATTTGTGAAGGTAAAAACTTTTCAACAGAACACGATTTTGTAATCATTAATTATGACATCCTTAAAAACTTTTATGAATTAAAAGATATTGAAAATTCTTTAATAACAAAAGCTAACTTTGAGTTAATAATAATAGACGAAGCACATTACATATCTAATGGTCAAGCTCAAAGAACTAAATTAGTTAATAGTTTTGTAAAACAGAGTAAATACCTTTGGTTATTAACAGGAACACCAATGACTTCTCGTCCAATGAACTATTTTAATTTACTTTCATTGATAGAAAGTCCTGTAGCTCAAAACTGGATGGCTTACGCTATTAGATATTGCCAAGGATACCAATTCAAAGCCGGAAATCGTAAAATATGGAATGTAACCGGAGCATCAAATTTAGAAGAATTAAGAGATAGAACCTCAAGACAATTTTTAAGGAGATTAAAAACCGAAGTTTTAGATTTACCAGATAAAATTATAACACCAGTTTATTTGAGATTAAACTCAAAACAATATATGGGTTTAATGGGTGAGTATTATGATTGGTATGATAAGAAAAAAGAGGAATCAAGTTCTTTAACCGTACAATTCAGTATGTTAATGAAGGTAAGACAAGTTATTGCCGAAGAAAAAATAAAACATACGATAGAATTAGCACAAAATATTATTGACCAAGATAAAAAAGTTATTATCTTTACCAACTTTACCGGAGTTTTACAAAAAATACATGAACACTTTGGAAAACAATCCGTATATTTGGACGGAAGTTGTTCCAACCCAAAACGACAATACGCAGTTGATGAATTTCAAAATAATGATAAGGTTAAAGTTTTTGTTGGGAATTTAATTGCAGCTGGAGCTGGAATAACACTAACTGCAGGAGAAGCGGTTATAATGAATGACTTATCTTTTGTTCCAGCACATCATCAACAAGCTGAAGATAGGTCTTATAGATATGGTCAGAAAAACTCCGTATCAGTATACTACCCACTTTTTGATAACAGTATTGAGGGTGTAATTTACGATATGTTATCAAATAAAAAGAATGTTATTGACACCGTAATGGGTGATAACTTAGATAGAGGTGATGTAATTGCCAATATGATGAATAAAATTAATTCCTTGAGATAAACTATTTATAAAAATAAAATTATTATGAAAACTATAGAAGCTAAAGCCCAAAATATTACAGAACAAATTAAATATAATTCAGTTATTACAGAACAGAAAATTGAAAGATGTAGTAGAGATTTAGAAGAGAAATTTCGTTTCGTATTTAATTCTAATCCAGAAGTAAAAAAATTATTCTCATATTCCATTGATAAAATGTTAATGGAAGTATTTCCAGATAACTACTATAAACCAAATGAATATAGTGAAGGTCAATTACCTGGAATATACGATTTAGAAAAACCAGGTCGGTCAGGTCTTAATTTCATCAACACAAATTACAGTTGTTTTTGTGTTTTATTAAACGATGTTAATAAAGTATTAAGAAGTCAATCAAAACCTGAAATACAAATACTAGGTTTAACCCCAAAAGAACAAATTGAGGAAACTAAAAAATTCATTAATGTTATTGACGAATATAAATCAAGGATTTTTGACCCAAATTCTTCAACTTTCAACAAAATAATTAAAATAACTAGTAGAACAACTGGGACTGGGTCTAAAATAGAAGATGACACAATAAAAGTGTTAAAACAAGTTTTTGGTGCTAAAAATGTTGTAACCATTGCAGAAATAGGTAATGATAAAGACGCTCTTAAAGGTGTTGATTGTGAATTAACTATATACCCTAAGAAATATACCGCACAAATAAAACCTTTCGGTAGAAGTCAATATAATGAAGAAGATGATACCATTACTATATATAATACCGCTAATGTTAAACCTTATTACACAGATTTAATGATTTTTTCTAAATTTAGTGATGGGGGTAAAAATATATTAATATTTGATAACAAAAACACTAAAATTGTTGATGGTAACTACGTTTTTAATAAAAAGGATAGAAAATTTGATATTTCATAATATTTACTAATATGAAAGTTTTAATAAGGGAAGACCAATATAACAGAATATATTCTGAATTCAAAGAAAAATTACATATTCTTTTTGAATCAACTCAAGGTGTTTTATTTTCAGATGAAGAATTAAAAAAATTAAAACCAAAAAATGTAATAATTACTCAAGATATTGCAGATTTATTAGTTCGTCATAATAAAATAAAACCTACTAAACAACGTAAAAGTACTAAACCTACTAAACAAATTTTACCTCTTGATGTAGAAACTAACTATATTGATTTTTTATGTGAAAAAACTAAAAATCATACAGATACACCTTATTGTGAATTGGCAGAACTTAGTAAAGATTTTAAACCTGAAGAAGTAGCATCACTAAACAAAAGTATTAATTCTTTATTTGAAGTTTTTAAGTCCAAACCAAGTGGTTCTATACCTAGAATAATTAAATTAGCGTTACTTGAAAATACCTCAATTGTAAAATTCCTTGAAAAGATTTCAGAATTTATTACTAATGATGGATACGAGAAAGCCAAAAGAAAACTAGAAAAATTGTCAAAAAAAGGTTCAACTATATCCCTAACAGAATTGGATGAAATTTTAAAGTCAGTTTCTAACAAATATGAAGAAAGTTTTGTTGGTGAAGGTAAAGTTTTTAACAAAAAAAATACAAGTTTAAAATTAGAATATAATTGTGACGAAACACTTAAAACAAATTTCTTTAATTTAGTTAAACAAATTAAAAATGATAAGGTTGGAGAAGAGGTGATAATTAACAATATTACAGAATGTATTGGTAACACCATTAAAACTACCCCACCTATTAAAGCCGATGTTGTAAACAACAAACCGTTAATTTGTGACGGTAAAGAAATATTTAGTACCGGTACTTATTTTGAGGTTAAAGATTTTAAATATTACACAGATAGTCATTTATCCGAGTTTTTTTCAATTTTTAAGCAAACTATAAATATTAAAGAAAAACCTGAATATATTAAAATATATGATAATCTAATTTTTGGTTTATACAAATCAATTAAAGAGAAACAGAAGGACTTTTTAGATAATATTAAAAAAAATATAGGTGGTATTATATTAGCAGATAACCTAATAGTCAAAATTGAAGATATTGACTTATATTGGTCATTTTTAGGTCAAAGAAAAAATGAAAATAGATTATCTATAAGATACCAACTTAAACCCAAAAAAGAGATTATTGCTTATAAATGTGACCCATATAGTCAGGAATTAATAAAAGTACCAATTCCTAAATTAAAAATTAATAAAGTAGGAGTAATAACCGAAGATTAATTCAACTAATCCAAAACATATACATTTATAAAATGATGATATTTATATATAAAATATCATTATGTCAATAATAATTCAAGAACCCGAAAGAAGTAAGTTATACACAAGAATTAAACACTTATTAGGAGCACCAGTTCGTTCAATTGAAATTGAAGACGAAATGATGGATAGTTTATTAGAATTATCTATCGGTGATTACTCCCAATTCGTTCAAGATTGGTTAATTGAATCTCAATGGACCTCCCTTTACAATCTAAACCTTGACACACAATCATTATCCAAAGCCTTCATAACTAAAAGTTTAGATTATGAAACAAGATACACTTACGCATACTCAAAAATCGTAGGTCTTCAAGCCGGTGGTGATGATGTTCTTAAAAAAGACTTTATACAACTACACGAAAATCAACAAATTTACGAAATTCCTGCAAACAGAGAATTAAACGAACTACTTTGGTTTACACCATCATCACTTAATAATGCAATATTTGACCCTTGGTCTTTTGGAGGAATGGGTGGTGCAGGTCTTGGTGGTAGTGCCGGATTTGCCCAAATGGGTATGTCAGGTTCTTACTTTATGATGCCAGCCTTTGATATGCTTCTTAGGATGCAAGAAATTAATATACAACGAAGAATAATTGGTGGTGACCTTACATACCGAGTTACAGCTCTTCCTGAAGGTAAAAAAGCAATACACTTAATGAATACACCTGGGGGTAAATTTGACTTCGGAAATGGAACATTAATGAGGGGAAAAGTATACTATTGGTACTATGATGTTGGTCCTGCGGATAGAGATAGTTGTTTAAAAAACAATCCTGAAATTGTTAAGTTACCATCTGATGTGCCAATTGCAGAAGTAGCGTGGTCTGAACTTAATAACCCAGCTCAAGTATGGGTTCGTAGATGGTTTACAGCATATGTTAAACAGACTTTAGGTAGAGTAAGAGGTAAATTTAGTGGTGCTATCAAAACACCGGATTCTGAATTAACTATGGATTATCAAAGTTTATTAACTGAAGGTAAAGACGAACAAACTAAACTTGAAGAAGAATTGAAATTACGATTGGAACGTCTTCGTCCTGAAAAAGTTATGGAGAAAGAAGCATTATTAGCCGAAAATCTAAATAAACAATTGAAATTCCGTGCGATGCCAAGACAAATCTATGTAATCTAAAAAATTATGAGAAATTTTAATAAAAAATTAATGAGAAAGTTTATCGGTGATAAAAACTATTTAAGTATGAATACTGCGAATGAAATAAGAAAAGTAATATCTGAAAGTAACTATTCAACAAATGGTGAGAGTTTTATTGTTATAAAAAATATTGATAATTGTGAGGTGATATTAAACTCTAACACAACTAACCATATCTTTATTAAAGCATTAACTAATGTAACAATCGTTCCTGATAATAATAAAATTGATGAACTATACGATGAAATATTAATTGATAAAGGAGCTTGTGTTGAGTTCTATTTAGTTGAAGATATTTGGTATATATCATCCAGTGACGGATTAAAATTAGAATAAAATATAAAAGGTGTCAATACGACACCTTTTTTTATATTACTAATCGTTTAAAGATAAACCCTAAAAAATGGGGTTTATCTTATGGTAAAAGGTAACCTTTTTTTATATAAAATCTTCCCACCCAGGTTCAGCTAACTCATAAATGTAGTTAGGGTCAATACCAACCTTATCCCAATATTTAACTTCACCTTCAGATAATGTTAATAAATCCTCAATCGTATCTTGGTCACCATCCTTAAACGGTATACCATTAGCCATTTGACATTGTTCTTTAGTAAAAAATCCTCTTTGTTCAGGGTCGGTAACAAGTAACCCTTTTCTTGTTTCTTCCTTGAAAACCACCAATAATGGTTGAATTCTCTTATTGAAAGTTGCTATAGCTCTTGGAATATTATATTCCCCAACCATATCCGGATTATTTTCAAGTTCAGCAACATCTAACATATAACAATTTAGTTGAACAATATCACCCTTCTTTTGTACATCACCATGTGAAGCTCTAGCTCCATTATTAACATAAGATATTACATCACCTAACGACACTTTCAATTTATGTTTTAAGGCGAGTTCCATGTGTGCCATCCGACTCATTAACGCACCTCCTTTAGTTCTCTGAGTACTTCGTTTATTGTAATCGTCTAAACTCAATTTAACTTTAGCTCTTTGTGCGATTTGTTTTAATGGAATTTTCATATCAAAGATAATCTGAATATATTCATAATAATATTCAATAAATTCTTGTCCTTTACCCTCAAGTAAGTATCTAACACCTTTATCTAAAAACACCTCAATATATAGAGGTAATTTTTTTGACTTAATTGTATTACCGGTTAGTTTAATTTTTCCATCATTTTCCATTGTTGCATAGTTCTTTCTTGCCAAATTAATACAAGAGTCCCATGTTCCGTCACAATCCAAAAACATTTCTTTACGCATAAATAAATCGTTGAATTCGGCAACATCCGCATCATAACCTGTAAACACTTTTCCTTTAACGATTTGAGGATTCAATCCTTTTCCGACATATTTTCTATCTTCAATACTTTCGTCGGGAAGACTAAAGTTGCAGCCGTCAGTATCAAGTACTAAAGGTGTATAACCTTTCTTAACGAAAAACTTTACCATCTGACGAAGATATTGACGACCAGTACAAGTAATCTGTTCCCCACTTTTCATTTCACCCCAAGGAAATACATGGGGTGCAGATAACGCTCCGAATAGTGAATTTATAAAAATCTTAATCGGAAGCTGCTTTCTATCGTATGTTAATGATTTTTTCTTATCTGTTTCATAGAACTCTTTAGCTAAATTTTTGTAAGTGATACGGGAGTTTCTGAAATACCCCAACATACTTTTCATTGCATTTGTAACATCACATTCCGGGAATACATCATGAACTAGTTGTATTGCTGGGTATAGTGATGAATAATCCAGTTTTAACACATCTTTAGAATAACCCACTTTTAATAGTCTTGATAAACCCCCCACGAAGTCTTGTTTTTCTTCTTTCTGTGGTATGGCTAAATTGTATTTGTATGACCACGCAAGCATAATAGTTTTCCATAGTGTTGCGGTACCCATTGTGGATACTCTTTCGTATGTGGTTGGAACCATTGTTGCGAGTAGAAAAGTCCCTTGGTTGAATTCATCATCCACAAGAAGGGTTTCTTCTAAGTCATCGTCAAGATATCTTTCCACGATATTATCACCTGTTACTTTGGTGTAAGAACCTGGGAATCTCGTATCTAAATTATCAAATGCTGGGTTATCAGCTTTTTTATATTTTCCGTTTGTAAGGTTTAACCAATATTCATCTTTTTTGGCATACATAGGACCAATTTCTGTGTGGTCAATATATATACGGTCAGGTGCTTCAGCATTGATGTATTGAGTAATGTATTTCAGACCTGCTGATTTGATACCTGAATTAATTGCTTGAGCTCGTCTAACGGAGTGAATAATATCAATAACATTATAACCCCAAAGAGTTACTTGGTTGAACCTTTCAACTTCATTGGCAAGTTTTAACATACCATCTTTTTGTCCGATTGGTTTTTTCGGATTAAGTGATTTGCTAATTTTTTTAATATCAAGGTTAAGAGCTTTACATCTCTCAAATATCCAAAACCAGTCAAAGTTTGCGGAGTTATAACCACCGATGATACTTGGTTTAAGTTCATCAATGATATTAAAGAACTCAACAAGTCCTTTTCTTTCTTCATCAATATTTGAACATTCAATAACCTTTTGGTAACCTTTATTTGTTTTGATTCCAATCATGAAGATACGACCATCTTTTGGTTCCAAAGCGGTCGTCTCCAAGTCATAAACAAGTCTGGTAATATCATTATATTCCTCAAACCCCTTGAATAATCTTTTTTCTTTTGATATTAGGTATTGTTCAACTGGGGGAAGGATTAATAATTTATCTTTCGCGGATTCACCCCAAGGGTCAAGGTTTCCATCACGGAAGAATTGGACTAACGCCCGGTATCCTTTCATGGCTTTAACCATAAATTTCAATCCGTTCTCAAGTCGTTCGTTACCACTTGTTTCAAGTTTGATAATCATAATTCCGTATTTGGTCATTGCGGCTTTTTGTAAGTCTTTTGACCCTTGGTAAAAATTAACACCTCTAAGGTCTCCAACCCAACAGAATGGGGTGAATGTGTCTTTTTTAATAAATTTACCTTTAATGGGGTCTTCAATAACTTTGTAGATAGCATCAGTGGTGTAGTCGTATTCAACCGATACAATATATTTTTCGTCGTCATTCCCTTGTAGGAACTTCTCAATGTCTTCTTGTGATATCATAATAAAATTGTTTTAGATGACTTATTAGCTCCCATGTTGATGAGGTTTGTCTTGTTCATATCAATGATAAGATATTTGATATGATTTGTCAATTTTTTGAGGGTAAGTAATATTTATAAAAGATATGAAAGATTTAATTAGAAAAATATTACGGGAGTCACTTGGAAGTGAAATGACGATACAAGAAGTTGTTCTTCACGAAAACTTTATTAACCAACTATTAATTGAGGGTAAGTCAACCGTTAATGTACCTAATAGATTAAATTCAGAATTAACTTTAAAAGTTAATTCATTTTATAATTGGAATAGTAATGGTAATAAATGGATTTGTCCTGACGAATACATGCAACCAAATAAAAATGGACAAGTAAGTTGTGAGATTATGTTTGATATTAATCTAACAAATCATTGGAAACAAAGATTACTCCGTAATTCAGAACCTGACTACGCACCATTAAACCCATTGACTGGACTTCCAGGTAAATTTCATAATAGTAGAATCTTAAACCCTGACACTTATGAAGGTATTGACTTATTTATTAATAACTTAAGTACAATCGTAAAATTTATAAAAAACGCTAAAGATTGGAGATTAGGTCAAGGTAGAAATTTATTATTAACTAAAAACAATTATCAAGAAATTGTTGAGGTATATAGATTTGATAAAAATAAATATAAAGTTAATTTTATCACGCAAATTAAAGGGGTATCATTTTTTGATACACCACAATTAAAAGGAAGTTATAAAGTTAAAGACCTTATATAACTAAAAAAAGAGACCAAAGTCTCTCTTTTTACCTAACCGTATGTTTCTCGTTTGTTAATAAACGCCCGTTAAGTTTTATACGGGAGAACTGGTAACCACCATCCTAAGATGTATTCGGACATCATCCTCATTCTAAGTTACCGTAAAACTATAAGTTTCACCCGATTCTTTATTAAGGAAACCGTAAACCCTTTATGTCTAAAAAAGGAGACCGAAGTCCCCTTTTATACCTAACCGTATATTTATCGGCTGTTAATAACCGCCCATTCAGCTGTATATGGGAAAGCTGATAACCACCATCCTAAGACGTATTCGGACATCATCCTCATTTTAAGTTACCGCAGAAGTATAAGTTCCGCACGATTTTTTATTAGGGAAACCGCAAACCCTTAATCATTTCAACAAGTCAAAGGTATTCTTTTTATTTTAATTATCAAAACTTTTTAGGGAAAAATATTTATTTTTTTTTCAGATATTGTTTCCTTCATTTCAACAAGTCAAAGATATAACTAATATTTCAATTATCAAAAAAAAATTATAAAAAATTTAAAGAAATGTCTTTTAAATCTAAATTATAATGTTCTTCCATCCAACCCGCAATAATTCTTTCATTTTCACTACCACTAAACTGAAAATTATTTTCTAAAAATTCCAAAACTGAATAATCGAAATTTGCATAACCTGTCTCCTCATTAAACCCTAAATATGGTTTTTTATTTTTATCAACATAAAGTACCCAAATAGGACTATCTTGAACCGGTGTCAAATTACCAAATCTATTGGTTAATTCTTGTTTTGCAAGGTTATGTTTATATTTTCTTGTAAAATTAATCCATCGTGATGATGTCTTACCAATTAACATTTTAATTTCCCCAACCTCCAAATTGTAATATTCTTCAATCCATTCTTTTGTAAGTTGTTGAATTTGTTTGTGTTCTAATTGAAACACATTCTCTAAAAAACCCCAAATTGTATTATAATCAACCAAAACTTCATCATTCCAATCAGTAAGTTCAAAATAAAGATTTCCTTTTTTATCAACATAAAAAAGTCTATTCGGATAGCTTTCATACTCAACAGGTGTCAAGTTGCCGAAGTGTTTTGTTAATTCTTTTTTTGCGATGTCGTATATTCTATTTTCTGTAATTATAATTTTCATAATATCTTTTTTATGGTGTACAACAAGGAAAGTCTGAAGTGTAACAAGTAGTATAGTCCAAGTCGTCAGCAATAAACGAATCGTGGATTGTAATATATAATTTTTCTCTAATAGGTAGAATTAAAACACCATCATTATTTTTCAGCATAAATTGGCCTTCAAATTGACCAACAGTATTAGTATCAGTATTAGTGAATTGATAATATATGTAATATTCCGGTTCTGCGTTTGGGTCTAATTGAGTTTTTTCCACATAAGACGCTGGTCTTGACATAATTTTTGGAATACCTGTTTCGGTATCAACCATTGAGAAAAATAATGCTGAAACCTCAATTTGTTTCATAAAATTATTGTAATCACTACGGCCATCCTTCACAACTTGAAGTTTTAATACCGGTAATGTTGCGTTCTTTTTTATATCAAAATTCATCGTCTTTTTTTATATATAAATACCTTGAATTCTAAAAAATACTAACACTCCTTTCTTAGGTCAGCGGAATAGAAATCAAAACGGTCATGTTCTGTTGGTGTTAATAATAATATACCTGGATTGATATTACCTTTAACGGTTTCTTGATAAGCGTAACTCATCAACGTTTGTTCAAAAGGATGATGAAATCTGGTTTCCAAATAACATTTATAATTACCCCTTTTCGTCATTATAATAGGCCAATTACATAAAAATACCTCGCCGGAAGCATAAGGTAACCCTTTATGGATTTTAATGTTTCTAAAGACCGTATTTGGTGAATTGGGGTCTAATCCTTGAATAGGTAATTTAGGATTATTAGGCCAATTAATTTCCCTGAAAGATTGG